CGACGATAATGGAAGATTTATAGAAGAAATGGATTCGGATCTTAACGAGTGCTTGACTTTACGGGCAAATAAAGATCAGACAGCAAGAGCATTCGTGCAAGATATTGTAATGTCTATGTTGGACGAAGGAGTAGTCGCCATTGTTCCCACGAAGACAGATTTAAATCCGGTAAAACACACATCATATAAAATAGGCGAGATGCGGACCGGTAAAATCACTGCGTGGGCACCAGACGACGTTCGAGTTCGTTTATACAATGATATTACTGGGCGTAAAGAGGAAAGATGGTTCCCTAAGAGAATGGTTGCAATTATTGAAAATCCTCTTTATGCGGTTATGAATGAGCCAAACTCAACATTAAAACGGCTTATTCGAAGTATGAATTACTTGGATCAATTAAACGCTAATAATAGTAGCGGAAAACTTGATCTGATTATTCAGCTTCCATATACCATTCGAACGGAGACAAAACGAAATCAAGCTGAGCATCGGCGAAAGGATATTGAGATGCAGTTAGCTGGGTCTAAGTATGGTATTGCATACACTGACAGTACTGAGAAGATTACACAGCTAAATAGGCCTCTCGACAACAACCTTCAAGCTCAAGTAAATGACTTAAAAGGTGAGCTATATGGACAGCTTGGAATTTCTGAAGAAATCCTTAAGGGAACTGCAAATGAGCAGGAACTATTAAACTACTATAACCGAACTGTTGAGCCGATTTTATCCGCAATTGTGGATGAAATGAAGTGTAAGTTTCTTACAAAAACAGCAAGGTCACAGAAACAGTCGATAATGTTCTTTAGAGATCCTTTCAAACTTATTCCAATTAACAATATCGCCGATATTGCCGATAAGTTTACCAGAAACGAAATTCTTACTTCTAATGAAGTTCGAGGAATTATTGGTATGCGTCCATCTGATGATCCGCATGCTGATGAACTTAGAAATAAGAACATTAACGCAAATTCTGGGGAAGTTCCGGTTGAAGAGGAGCCATTTGAAACTCCTGAAAACAATCAAAATGGAAGTTCTGAAGCGATCGAAGAAGAGGATTATAGTCAGTATGTTTGATGGTAATGCTTTAGAAGGAAGGTCCAACTAAAAATGAATGAATCTTATGACTTTGGTGGTTGGGCTACGCGAAATGATATTCGCTGCAGCGATGGTAGAACAATTCGTAGAAATGCGTTTATCGAAAACGATGGCCAGACTGTACCGTTGGTATGGAACCACCTTCACAATAGTCCTGAAAATGTTTTAGGACATGCTTTACTCGAAAATCGAGATAGCGGCGTTTATGCTTATTGCACTTTTAATAATACCGATGCTGGAAGAAACGCTAAAGAACTCGTTAAAAATGGAGACGTAACGGCGCTTTCTATTTATGCTAATCAGCTTAAACAGCAGGGAAAAAACGTACTGCACGGTGCAATTAGAGAAGTAAGCCTTGTTCTTGCTGGCGCTAATAAAGGAGCGTTTATCGATAACGTTTCTATCCAGCATGGTGACGGCGAATTTGACGAGCTTTCTGATGAAGCTTTGATTATGTTTGACATGGATGATTCTGATGAAGTATACCATGCCGAATTTGGTTACGATGACGAATCCGAAGAATTTATCCCCGAAGAAGATGACGAAGGTAACGATGATGTCGACAATGAGGAACACTTCGAGGAAGATTATGAGAGCATTCGTCATGCTGAAGAGGAGGAGACAAATATGGCGGATAGAACCGTTGAAGATGTTTATAACGAAATGACAGATGAGCAGCAGAAGGTTGTTCAGTATCTGGTCGGAGTTGCAAAAAATAGTGCTGATGAAGATGAAGATGAGGAGGATGATATCGAAATGAAGCATAATGTTTTCTACGACGATTACGAGGATGATGGAAACTACCTTTCCCATTCTGATGTAGCATCTCTTACAGCTGATGCTTTTAGAGATGTGAAAAACTATGGATCTCTTAGAGACTCTTTTATTGCTCACGCAGCTGAGTATGGAATCGAAGATATTGATTATCTGTTCCCGGATGCGAAGACTATTACCAATACTCCGGAATTCATTAAGCGTGAGACTGAATGGGTAGCCAAGGTAATGGGTAAAACACATCATACTCCGTTTAGTCGTATTAAGAGCGTATTTGCGGATATTACTGCAGAAGAAGCTCGTGCGAAGGGTTACATTAAAGGAAAGCGTAAGAAGGAAGAAGTTATCTCCCTGCTTAAGCGTGTAACTGAACCGCAGACTGTTTATAAGAAGCAGAAGTTTGACCGTGATGACATCATTGATATTACGGACTTTGATGCAATCCCTTGGATTAAGGGCGAAATGCGCATTATGCTCGATGAGGAAATTGCACGTGCTATCCTTGTCGGTGATGGACGTCTTCCCTCCGACGATGACAAGATTAAGGAAGATAGAATTCGTCCGATTTCAAAAGAAGATGCGCTCTTTTCGATTAAGAAAGTCGTTCAGGGTGCAACCGTAGCCGATGTTGCTAAGAATATGGTTGACGATGTAGTCATTGCAATGGATCAGTATCGTGGCTCTGGTAATCCGGATATGTTCATCCGTCAGGATGTTTATACTCGTATGCTGCTCCTCAAGGATACTCAGGGGTATCGTCTGTACAAGTCCCCGACAGAACTTGCTACTGCAATGATGGTTAAGAGCCTCATCCCGGTACCGAATGATATTATGGGTGGCATTTATGGCATCGTAATCAACCTTACCGACTATAATGTTGGCGCAGATAAGGGCGGAGCAGTCAATATGTTCGACGATTTCGATATCGATTACAACCAGATGAAGTACCTGATTGAAACTCGTTGCTCTGGCGCTATCGTTAAGCCGTTCTCCGCTATTGTTCTTGGAGATTCTAATTCCGTAACAGAAGAAGAATACAACATTGATGAGTTTAACCACAAGTACAATGGCAAACCGCTCCCGACTACAACTGGCGATTAATTCAAAATGGAAGTTGAGGACTAATTAATGAGTAAATTTTACGGTAAAATTGGATTCTCAACTCCTATGGTTGAAACTTCTCCTGGTGTATGGGAGGACTGTATCGTTGAAAAGAAATACTACGGCGATATGGTTAAGAAAAACCGAAAATGGACCTCTGGTGAGGGTCTTAATGATGACATGACAATCTCTAATACACTTGAGATTGTTGCCGATGAGTACATTGTTAGGAACCTCACCAATGTTCGTTATGTTGTATGGTTGGGTACTAAATGGACTGTTTCTGACGTTTCGTTTGAATTTCCAAGAATGACTCTTTCTTTAGGAGGAGTATATAATGGTTGACAGGCAAGATATTCATGCTAGGCTTTGTAAAGTTCTTGGAAGTAAAAATGTATACTTTCAGCCTCCATCTAGTATACAGCTTAGATACCCTTGTATCTTATACTCATTAAACAGATATGAATTTATGCCTGCGGATAATACACATTATTTGGAGCATGTTTCATATGATTTGATCGTGATTGATAAAAACCCAGACTCTACAATTCCTATTAATTTAATGAAAGAATTTGGAACTTGTAGATTTGATAGAGCATATCAATCGGACAATTTGAATCACTTTGCATTAAGCTTGATTATTTAAGGAGGAACATTAAATGAAACTTACTTGGGATGAGACAAGTGAGCATTTTTATGAAACTGGTGTCGATCGTGCTGTTCTGTATCTTGTCGATGATAACAATAATTATACGAATGGTGTTGCCTGGAATGGTGTAACATCTATTACTGAGTCTCCGTCTGGTGCTGATGAAACGAAACTCTTCGCTGATAATATTAAGTACCTTTCCCTTCGTGCTAACGAAGAGTATGGTTCTACTATTGAAGCATACCAGTATCCGGAAGAATGGTCTCAGTGTGATGGCGGTGCCGCTCTTGCTACTGGTGTATACATTGGCCAGCAGAGTCGTCTCACCTTTGGACTTTCTTACCGCACTCTTATTGGTAATGATGTTAAGGGAAATGACTATGGCTATAAGCTTCATCTGGTTTATGGCGCTACTGCTTCCCCGTCTGATCGCCAGTATGAAACGGTAAACGATAGTCCGTCGGCAATTACAATGAGTTGGGAAATTTCAACAGTTCCTGTCCCTGTAAAGAATCACAAACCGACTTCGCATATCGAAATCGATTCCACTAAGGTTACTGCTGAAAAACTGAAGAATCTGGAAGATATTCTTTATGGAACTGATGGTGAAGGTTCTGCTGAAGGAACCGTTGCACGTCTTCCGCTTCCTGACGAAATTGCTACTCTCATGAAGTAATATTATTGCTTCTTCTTTTTGGTTTTGGGGAGTACTTAACTGTACTCCCCATTTATATTTTTAATGGAGGTCATAAAAATGATTAAAAAAACAATTACGTATACAGACTTATTTGGTGAAAAAAGAACAGAAGATTTTTATTTCAATCTTAGTAAAGCGGAACTTATCGAATGGGAAATGTCAAAAGATGGTGGAATGGAACGCTTTGTTCAGAGAGTGACAAATGCACATAGTATTCCGGAATTATTCCCTATTTTTAAGGATTTTGTACTTAGAGCATATGGTATCAAATCTGATGACGGACGTAGATTCATTAAAAATGATGAGGTTAGAGCATCATTCGAAGAATGTCCTGCATACTCTGAGCTTGTTATGGAATTAATTAGTGATACGGAGAAGGCTATTGCGTTCCTTAATGGTATCGCCCCAAAAGATATTGCAGAGGCTGCGACAAAGGAGCGCGAAAAACTTCTTTCAAATAAGTCAAATTAATGCCTTTAAAATTGACTATACCTGCTTCAGAGTTTTGGGACTACGATCGGCAGGAGTTCGTTACGACAAAAGAAAAAACCATAACTTTGGAGCATTCTTTATATAGTGTTTCTAAGTGGGAGTCAAAGCATCATAAACCATTTATTAGTAATGATGAAAAATCTAATGATGAGATTCGTGATTACATTAGGTGCATGACAATCACGCAAAACGTTGACCCTAAAATATACTACGCATTAAGCGATAAGCAGTTTAGAGAAATTGGCGAATACATTAATGATTCTATGACGGCAACTTGGTTCAGCAAAAAGCCAAAGCCTAGTCGCACTATTATAACTGCTGAGATCATTTATTACCAAATGATTCAAGCTGGTATACCATTTGAATGTGAAAAATGGCATCTTAATAGATTGTTAACATTATTGAGGGTTTGTTCTGAGAAGAGCCAGCCACCAAAGAAAATGTCAAAAAATGAAATTTATCGCCAGAATGCGGCTTTAAACCGTCAGAGACGTAGTATGCGAAAATAATCAAAATGGAAATAAAGTATGGCGCGTGGAGTAATTACAATCACTCATAAAGGTGACTTTGAAAAAACAAATACATTTTTGACAAGAATGCAAAAATGGGAGGTAATGAAAATCCTTGAAAAGTACGGAAAAATGGGAGTTGATGAACTAAAAGCTGCTACTCCCGTTGATACCGGTAAAACTGCAGATTCTTGGTATTATGACGTGCGACATACATTTCGTGGATATGAAATAAATTGGTATAACAGCAATCAGAATAAAGGAGTTCCGATTGCTGTTATTTTACAGTACGGGCATGGTACCGGAGGTGGAGGATATGTAAAAGGAACAGATTACATTAATCCACCAATTCAGAAGATATTCGAAGACATTGCTGATGAGGCATGGAAGGAGATGACTAGCTTATGGGCGTAAGTGTTGATGAGAGAGTCGTTTCAATGCGATTCGACAATAATCAATTTTTAAATGGGGTTAGTCAAACATTACAGGCCGTTTCTGCTCTCAAAAATGCTTTAAATTTTAGTGGTGTAGCACAAGGTCTTCAGGATGTTGGAAATTCTCTTAAGAATTGGTCATTCGATACTATGCAGCAGGGAATGGATGCCATTGCTGTAAAATTCAACTTTCTTGATACCCTTGCCATGAACTTTTTTAATAGGGTTTCTGGGCAAGTATTGGATACTGCTACAAACATTGGAAAAATGGCCAGTGGTATAGAAGGAATGGGTGATGGTTTCCAGAAATATGGAGAAAAGACTAGAGCCGTTCAAACTATTTTAACTGCTGTAAAGGATAAAGGATACGATCTTGAAGCTGTAAACGATGTTCTAAATGATATGAACTGGTTTACTGACGAAACAAGTTATAACTTTACAGAAATGACCAATACAATTGGTAAATTTACAGCTTCTGGCGTAGATCTTATCGATGCGAAGAATGCGGTTCAGGGTATTGCTTTGTGGGCTGCAGAATCTGGACAGAACGCCGGAGTTGCATCAAGAGCAATGTACCAGCTTTCACAGGCATATGGTACCGGAAAGATTAGACTCCAAGACTGGATGTCCGTCGAGCAGGCGAACATGTCTACTGCTAAAATTCAAAATCTATTAATTGAAGAAGGCGGAGAAGCAGCTAAAAAAGCAGTAGCTAAGTATGAAGGTTTCCGAAATTCTCTTCAGTCAGGATGGCTTACCACCGAGATATTTACGAAAGTAATGAAAAAGTATTCGGAGGGTGTAGAAGAAGCCAACTGGGAAAATGGTAAATTCACTGGAGGTGTTACAGAGTTATCAAAGGCTGCATTTGCTGCTGCGCAGGAAGCTCGTACTTGGCAGGACGTAGTCGATGCTCTTAAAGATGCTGTGTCTACTGGCTGGATGCATACCTGGGAATATTTATTTGGTAACAAAGACGAAGCATCTGAATTCTTTACGAACATTGCAAATGGTTTAATTGAGGTTTCTGATTATTTCACAGAATTACGAAATAATGGAATGGAAACCTGGTATGAACTAGGCGGTCGTTCAACACTAGTTGAAAGTATATATTCTATTTGGGATACTCTTGGAAGTGTATTTGGAACTATTGCAAATTCTATTGGAGATGTCATCCATCCAACAAAGACGTTAGAAGAAAAAATGAAATCACTTCTTGGTCTTAGCGAAGATGGCGATGCTATTATTTCTAAAATAGAATCTATTCAGACATTGATGTCCAATGGGTTGATTCCTAAGGATGTTGGCACAGAGCAAATTCGCGAATTAGAAGCTGAATTGGATTCGCTTGACAATGCCTCCGGATTATTTAACGTCACAAATAAAGTTAAAGAATTTGCAGATACTATTAAAAAGGCTTTCGATCCTGGAGAAGGATCTAAGTATTACAAAAATTTATCGATTGGGATGAATAAATCCCTCGAAGAAATGAAAAAGGCCTACCAGTACTTAAAAAGCCCTGAAGAATATACTCGGCAGAGAGTTAACCTTGAGAAAGAACTTACTCATGTTGACGAAGGAAGCGACGCTGCTAAAAAACTTCAAAATAGAATAGCGGAACTAAAAGAGCTCGAAGAAAAGTCTAGAAGCGCCGCAAAAAGTATTTCCGAACTGAGCGAAAAAATAGAAGAAGCTGACAAAAATGCTGCGGACGCTGAACATGCAGAATCAAATTTGAATATTATATCCTCGATTGTAACTGGAGCAACAACGATTGTTCATACAATTTGGAATATTGCAACTGGATTTGTAAGAGCTATTACCCCATTGGCCACTCCAATCATTAGTCTCGGGAAAAGTATATTTGAATTATTTGGAGCCATTGGTGATTTTGTATCATCATTAATGGGCGTTAGCGATGAAGGTAATAGATTCTACAATGTGTTCAAAGCAATTGTGGATTATATTCTCCCTCCGTTTACAACTCTTTGTGAAACTCTTTCTGGATGGATTACAGAATTAAAAGATAAATTTATAGAATGGACCGATAGCATAACTAAAGGTGAAGGTCCGATCTCTGATTTTGTAAATAATTCAATGAGTACATTGAGCAATGTCGGGAAATTCTTGTCAGATTTCTTTACGAATTTGTTCTCTGGAAAAATAACGCTTGACGAAATAAAGCAATCCGTTGTTGGATTTTTCACTTCGTTTATTAATAATTCTGGGCCACTTACCGGAATATTAAAAACTTTGTGGGATATTCTCAAAGGATTCGGAAAAGCGTTAATGGGTGTATTTGTTGACATTGATCCTTTGGAAGAAGGAGGATTTAGAATTCTTTCATTGGCCGAAGTGCTGGAAAGAGCCGGAAAACTGATAGGTAAAGTTGCCGGTGGATTAGTTAACGGTCTTATCGGGATATTTACTGGTATTGGCGAAAATGTTAAGAAATTGAACATCAAATCAATATTTAAACTTATTCGTGGTTTAACGGTTAGTGAGAGTTTTCTCAGTATAGCTGGATTTATTAGAGAATTAACCGGAGTCGCAAATGAAGTTAAAAAAGTATTTGGGATATTTACGGGATTCTTTAATAAACAGCAAATTACAAATATTATTGATATATTTAAAGGAATTGGCCTTGCATTTTTAGCATTAGCTGGTTCGTTGTTTATCATATCATTAATTCCAGCAGAAGAACTCGGCCCTTCAATAGGGGCTTTATCTGTTATTCTTCTTGAACTTGCAGGTGTATTTACAGTAATGGCTCTGGTAAGTAAAAAAGTTACTGGGGGACAAGGATACGCGCTTGACGGTATGGGAGACATGTTCCTATCAATGGCTCTTTCGATTGTGGTTATTGCATTTGCCGTCAAAATGATAGGAAGAATTGGACTTACAGAGTTTATTCAAGGTCTTGCTGGCGTTGCTCTAATCATGTGGTCTCTTGCCGCTGTTGGTAAATGGTTAACCGGTGATGCTGAGGCTAGTACTGGATTTAGTTTCGGTAAATTTGCTGTCGGATCCAAGAAGACCGGAAAAGAAATGATGGCTGGTTCTGCCGGATTTGTTATGATGGCAATTGCTATAAGAATCATTGCTGGCGCTATCAAATCCATAGGATCACTAAAACCGGCGGAGATAGAACAAGGGCTTAAAGGTTTCGTAATTATATTAGGCGGACTTGTTGCCGTTGCTGTAGCATTGACAAAGTTTAATGTTAGTGGCTTAAACATGATTGGAATCGCCCTATCCATGCAAATGATGGGAATAGCTCTTCTTGAAATAGCTGGTGTCATCGCGATTCTTGGGCACATAAGCGATGTGGATAAATCAAATAATGGTATATCTGCATTTATAACAACTTTGGCCGCAATAGCTGTGGCAATGGCCGTTCTTAGTAATACTACTAATGGCTTAAATGTCATTGGCATATCAACTGGTCTAATTCTTTTGGGACTTGCTATGGGTATATTTGCAGCAGAAATTGCTGCTTTAGGCTCTTTGAATATTGATATTCTTGTTAAAGGAATCGGAGCTCTAGCCGCTTCGTTGTTAATTCTTGGAATTGCCGGCGCCGTTATGGGACCCACAATTCCAGTTCTATTGGGTCTTGCTCTTGCCATAGCAGTATTTAGCGCTGGTCTATTAGCGGGAAGCATTGGATTAGTGGCATTTGCAGGAGCCTTTTCCGTATTGGCCGAGGTTATCGGAGCACATGCTGAAGAATTAGCCACCGGTATGGTAACATTGGCAACTGGGTTTACAAATGCAATTCTGGTTATGCTGAATGGACTTGTTGCGTCCATACCTCTTGTGACAGAAGTAATGGCAAATCTTGTTGCAGCATTTATATCTGGATTCTTAGAAGGACTTGCGAATTCAACATCGGCATTGGTGGAAGGCGGATTTGCTTTGCTTCTTGCCGTATTAAGCGGAATTTCTAATAATATTGGCCAAATTGTGGTGGTTGCAGGCTCTATTATTATTAATTTCTTAAACGGTCTTAGCCAGATGCTCCCGGCAATTATTATAGCCGGGTTCAATCTCGTGACGTCGTTCATCGATGGTGTGGCAATTGGATTGGCAACAAATTCCGGAAGGATAGTAGAATCTATTAGCCTTCTTATGGACTCCATTGGATTAATAGTGATGGAGAGTTTGTATCAGCTTGTACAAGATATTCCATTTGTTAGCGATCAGGTATCTGCAATCATAGACGATATGAAAGCGAATATTGATTCTAAAGTTGCTGCGACAGATGTTGCGACTAGTCTGCCAGATATTCCTGCTCAGGTTGCTGGATCTATTGAAAGTAGCTCTAGTAATGAACAGTTAAGCGTTGCCGGTTCTTCAATGCTCGATAAGGTTATTTCTGGGCTTACTGGCGAAGTTGGTACTGGGACAATTAACCAAAGTGGAACGGATATTGTTACTGGATTAACAACCGGAATTACTGGTCCAGAAAGCCAAGGTGTTATGCAGACTGCCGGAATTGATCTTACTGAGATATTCTCTCAAAGCATTATTGACCAGAAAGAAACCGTTAGACCTGCCGGAGAAGAACTCGCACAGGCTGGATCTGATGCTGCTGAGGAAAAGCGTGACGAATTTGAATCGACAGGTTCTTACCTTGGTGAAGGAATTGCTGTAGGACTTGGAAGCTCATCGGCTATAGAAGCTGTATGCACAAAAGCAAGGGAGCTGGTTAGAGCTGCAATAGATGCTGCAAACGAAGAAGGCAAAATTGGATCCCCATCAAAAGAAACTTATAAAACTGGTAAGTGGCTTGTTCTTGGAGCGGTAAATGGTATTAAAGACTTTACAGGGAACCTTGAAAAGTCCGCAGCAGGAATGAGCTCAGAAGTGGTTGACACTATGAGTTCTGCGTTGCTGTCCGTATATGACTTTAACGACCAAATGGCTAGTAGATCCGTAGTAAGACCCGTGATGGATCTTACTGGAATTAGAGCAGGGGCAAATGGTCTTTCGGACATACTTAGTGGAGCAAGCATTAAGGAATTGGCGGAAGCTTCCATTAATATTGATTCCCAAAAGAACCAGATAGATTCACTTGTCGATATTGCAAGCGACATCTTCAAATCAATTCAAAATGGAAGTAATTTGTACCTAGACGACAATATTATAGCCGGAAGAATAAACCGAAGGCTTGGAATGCTTTAACATTTAGAGGCTCTGATGAATGCCATTGGGGCCTCTTTTTATCATTTAAGTTAAGAAAGGAATTGCACTATGGAAGTAAGAAAATTTAAATTAGTCAATTCAGAACATTATATAGACAAGGATGGTCATCCCAGAGTCAACCATAATGAGTATGACTTTATGGAAACAGAGCATTTCTTACATGCCCCTAGCGGACTTGGATTTAGTCAAAACGATACTTTTCTTAATTTAGGTGATAATTTTGTTCTGGTGAATCGTAAAACCAACCAGAGAAATATTTCTGGAACAATCGCTTTTACAGGGGAAAGCAATTATAAGATATACGATAAGTATTTGGAGTTTATAAGATTTATTAGCAAAGGCCCATTGTACTTGAAGTATTCTCCGGCAAAAATTGAATACACAATGGATGTTGTCGTGTCTAGTTTGGAAAAAAGCGAAATAAACGAGCAAGGATATTTGGATTGTAACATTTCGCTATCTGGATTAACTCCTTGGTACAGAATAGTTACAATTGATTACTTTGACGGAGGAGGTCTCGTCCCATCGGATAGTCTTCCGCGTCTTCCGAAACCAGGGCTTGCTC